GTAAACGGGTTAGCAGAACGAACAAAACTTTATAATAAGGCATTAGGAATATTGAATACGTGAAAACATTTATTGATCATGAGCTTAAGAAATTAAGCAGAGTTGAAATTGATGGTGTAAGATATTATGATACCGGCGATGCTAAGTATCCTTCTGTCACTACGGTTACAGGGATATTAAGTAAAGATAGTATTATGGCTTGGCGTAAAAGAGTGGGTGAAGAGGAAGCAAATAGAGTTTCCTCTAGAGCCTCTAAGCGTGGTACTCAAATCCATTCTTTGTGTGAGGACTATTTAAAGACTGGTGAATCTGAACCTAATCCATTTGATCAAGAAATGTTTAACACATTAGTTCCTCATCTAGATAGTATAGACAACATTCATGCCCTAGAGTCACCATTATTCTCGCATAAATTAAAGGTAGCAGGCACTGTTGATTGCATTGCTGAATACAATGGAGTTTTATCAGTCATTGACTTTAAAACATCCGGCAGAATAAAACAGAAAAAGGATATCCCTGGTTATTTTATTCAAACCGCGGCTTATGCTTATATGTTTTGGGAGCAAACAGGATTGGCACCAGAACAATTAGTAATCATAATGGGTGTTGATAATGAAGATGCTTTAATATTCTCTGAACCAGTTAAACCTTGGTTACCAGAGTTTATGCAAGTAAGAGAAGACTTTAAAAAATTAAAAGGTTATTAACATAAGGAAATACATGAAATACACTTTATTAACATTATTATTATTAACATCAATTGTGCATGCAGCAGTACCAACAACTGCAGTTAGGACTACAAATGTACAAGACATTTGCACTACTAAAACAAGTACTATTCGTAATGTATCAGAAGCAACAAAGAAATTAGTTTATAAAAATGCTGGAGTTACTTATGGTGATCGTACTTTATGCACATTAGGTTATGAAGTAGATCATAAAATATCATTAACTCTTGGTGGATCAAATGATATTAGTAATCTACAATTACAGGCATATTGTACTAAAGCTCAGTTAGCTCCTAATTTTCCAGTTGGTGTTTTATATGATGCACGCAAAAAAGATTTATTAGAAAATGTTTTGCATAGAGATATTTGTGTTGGAGCAACTACACCATTAGAAGCCCAAGAGAAAATTTATAATTGGAAAAACTAGTTTACATTAAATCGTAAATGTGTTATAATGTACTATAATATAAAAAAGGTGAATGTATGGCAAAATTAGTTCCAATAAAAGATCGCGTTGCGGTCATTCGTGTTAAAGTTGAATTAAAGACTGAGTCTGGTATTGTTCTTGAGGGAGCTAGAACTGGCGAAGTTGATAAGGCAAAAGTTATTGGTATTGGTCCATTAGTTGATGTAGTAGAAATTGGCCAAACTGTATACATTAATTGGAACAAGGTTAGTGTAACAATGATTGAAAACAACCCAGTTTACATATTATCACAAGATGATATTAGCGCTGTGTTAGAAGATTAATAAATAATAGTAACAACACCCGCCACGCCTATCGAAGAAGCGCAACCTTGGCGGGTTTTCTTAAAATCAATAGCAGTACCTCAATTAATTATTGGAAGTATTTGATTAGTAGTAAATAATATAGGAGAAACACTATGCGCACACTCTTCATTGGGTTATGCATTGCCGCACTCTTTATCATTTTCAGTATCACCGCAGAAATTAAGCAAGAACGTCCTATTGAAATATCATATAATAGAATGATACCGCAAGCACAAGTCCAAATTGATTGTTTAGCGGAGAATATATATTATGAAGCAGGCAGTCAAACACGTGATGGCCAACTTGCAGTTGCTTTAGTAACAATGAACAGAGTTAAAAATGGATTTTCTAATTCTATCTGTTCAGTAGTAAAACAAAAGACAGCTAAGGTTTGTCAGTTCTCTTGGAAATGCTTAGCACATTCCAAACCTGATCCTGGACTGTATAGAAAAGTAAGGGAAGTTGCACTGTATACATATCTTAATTATGGCATGATTAAAGATATTACAAAAGGCGCAACATATTATCATGCTGATTACGTCAATCCTCGTTGGAAGAACTTAAAAAAGACAACTAAGATTGGTAAACATATTTTTTATAGAGCGGAAAGAGAACAACAAAATGATGATCAAACTCAACACAATACTAGGTGGTGGAAACCCAACACAAAGTTCCTTCTTACTCTTGATGGACGAAGTTAATGCCAATTCATGTAAAGATGTAATACAATGGATTATTGAAGCTAACCTAGCAGAAGATAGACCTGAAGCATTAAACCTATTAATCTGTTCTCCAGGTGGAAGTCTATCAGCAGCTTTTGCTTTGATTGATGTAATGAGAGGTTCAGCTATCCCTGTTAACACAATTGGTATTGGTGAGATTGCTTCAGCTGGATTATTAATCTTCTTGGCTGGTGCAAAAGGTAAACGTGTACTAACACCTAATACTTCTATCTTAAGCCATCAATATTCTTGGGGTGCTTTTGGTAAAGAACATGAATTATTTGCTACTGTTAAAGAATTTGATCTTACGACTAGGAAGATGCTAGCTCATTATAAGAAATACACATCACTAACTGAAGCAGAAATTAGAGATGTATTACTACCACCACATGATGTATGGGTATCACCAAAAGATGCATTAAAGTATGGTATTTGTGATTTAATTAAAGATTTAACATAAAAACAGTGTACATTAATTCGATTTTATTATATAATAACCTATAAATTGATAAAAGGTGAATTATATGAAATTAGAAATTGGTAATAAAATTTATTGGGAATGTGCTTTAGGTTACTTAATCGGTAAGGTTGATAACATTGTTTTAGATTTAAATGCAGATAATAAAATGGTGCCATGGTTAGTGATTAAAATGCAAGGTACTAAATCAAAAATGCGTTTATGCGCAACTGAAAGCAATTTGAAAATGATGAAGGTTAAAGTAATCTAATGGATAAACGCATAGATGAAATTGAATTAGATGATGAAGAATACTTCGTTTGGTTAAAGAAAGGCTACCGTCTTATGGGTGATTTTACTCAAGACGGTAGAGGTTGTCAACATTGTTTTGGCGCAGTTGATCATGCTGAAATACGGTACACAATGAAAGAAGTAGTTCCATGTAATTGTGACACTTGCATCAATTAATACGGTGTTAGTTAAATGGATATAACTAGGGATTTCTACTCCCTTATTGGGGGTTCGATTCCCTCACGCCGTACCATTTTATGAAGGAGTAATTATGAAACATGAAGTCATTTGTAGTATTATTGCATTAGTCATTATCTTTGTATCTGGATTTGTTAGCTATAATATCATTGAAGACAAACGAATCACCTCACTCGAAAAGAGTATCGAAACTGCAGTAGCCCGTGGCATCGACCCAGTAGCAGTACGCTGTGCTTATGCTGAAACAAATGATACTATCTGTATCGTGTATGCAAATAAAAAATAGGAGTTATTATGGATACAATTGAAATTAAGAAGGCAGAAAATGGGTTTGTTGTCGTAGTGCAAGAAGATGACATTAAAGAATATGTCTTTATACGTGAACAACATCTAATTAAATTCATTAAAGAATACTTTAAAACTGAATAAATGTGTGTACATTAATTTTCAATTATGATATAATGATTCTATTAAATGATTAATTGAGAAGGAAATACATAATGAGTGCAATGAAAAATTTATATATGAGTATCGAAGAACTATTAGATACAACCAACATGCTTTGTGATGATATTGCAGAAAAAGTTGGTTGTCCAGTTAAAATGGTTAATGATGTTGTTGAACAACGTTGGATTGAACGTCATCTTCAACCAGAGTCAAATGAGTTTGCAACTGAAGCTTATGTTGAAATGATGGGAGCTTAATATGTCTGAAGTTCAATTTGCGCAAACAGTTTCAATGGAAGAACAACAGCAGTATGAAGATGCAGTTAATGCTACTGTTCAATGGTTTAAAAACATGGAACACTCTGATCAAGAATTAGAGATCTTTGCAACAGCTATTAAAGTATTACAGGCTGAAAGAAAATATTTAAATAAGTGAAAATAACTGTGTACATTAATTAATTTATTTGATATAATAGTATCATAAATTGATAAAGGAGTTATATTATGGTTTTTACTTATGATGATGGTTTATACAGCGATTTACATAAAGATGCACGAGGTTCTCGCCCTGGTGAATCTGGTATGGAATACTGGAACTCATTGGCTCCTGCAGAAAAGCAGGTTCAGTGGGATTCTTTGATCAAAGAAATGGATCAAAATTATGCTGAAGAGCAAGCTGCTAAAAAGTTAGCTGTTGATCGCTTTGAAGCTCAGATCCAACATTGGATCAAATTAGGTGCACAAACCCGTGAATCAGCTATCCGTTGGTTCCATGATGCTGAAGATACTCAAGGTGATAATGAATATCTTTGTTACCGTTTAGGTCTTCCATATGGTTACATTAATGCGTAATCTTATTCTATTCAGACTCTACGAAATTTGGGATGACGAAATGTCTATGACATACATGTTATCCTATCTTGACATCACAAAAATGTCAAACGCAGACTTATTAAACTTATACACTGAGGTTTATTGCTAATGATTTTACATCCACACATTCCAAAACGCAAACCTAAAAAACCTAATGCTGCAGCGCGCGCATTAAAAGCAAATTGGCAGGAGATATTAAAAAAATATGATGTTAAAGAATCCAAAAGACAAGTTACTACACGACCTAGCAGTGGTAGGGTTATTCGTGACGGTTCTGATGTTAGTCACATTCCTAGTTTGGACACTGGTTACGGCCATGCTGTAAAGAAGGCCTCGCCAGTTTATACTGGTAATGCTATGATTGGTATTGGTCAGTTACATAAGTCAAATGCTATTCCAGTGTTTAGTCAAGAAGATGCCATTGATATTTCGAAAATGCGTAGAGGATAAATAATTGATCGCCAAAAGCGTAACCTCTACTAAGGACTCAAAATGTCGGATAAACAAGAAGAACTTCCAGTTCCAACCCCTTTAACTCCATCTGAATTACTTAGAAAATTATTAGAATCTGAATCTGACTGTATATGACTGAACAAGAACTTGAGAATGTATTAGATGAAATGTATGCTCGTTTTGGCGAGCTCCCATCACCCGAACATGAACCTAAACGGTTCAAGTACTACGTCAAATTGTATAAATTTTATAAAAATAACTAAAATAACTGTGTACATTAATTGCTATTTATTATATAATAACATATAAATTGATTAACTGAGAAGGAAATACATTATGGAAAATATGATTATTGTTTTAGCTGGTCTTATTGGTTTACTAAGTGTTCTTGTTATTGCTGGCGTTTTAGCTGAAAAATTAGGTTGGGAATAATATGATTACTCGAGAACAACAAATTGCAGAAATTATGAATCCAGTTGATACGCAAATAATGTCCATACAAGATAATAATGAAATGTTAATGTTAGCTTGTGGCATGTTGCAGCGAGTTGAGGAAATATTTGAAATGCAACTAGGAAAACCTGGTGCTAAAGTTATGTTTGAGAATGTCCTTACAAAATACAATGTGGAGAAGTTGCATTAATGAAAATTGTTATTAATAAATGTTTTGGTGGATTTGGTTTAAGTGAAGTAGCTGAAACCAGATACAAAAATGAATCTGGAAATAATGTATCTTATTGGGATATTCCTCGTGATGATCCTATTCTAGTATCTATTGTTGAAGAACTTGGTGAAGACTCTTGGGGTGGACATGCTGAACTGAAAGTAGTTGAGATTCCAGATGGCATTGAATGGGTCATTGATGAATATGATGGCACAGAATGGGTTGCTGAAGCACATAGGACTTGGGAATAATATGAATACATATGATGTTGCACGCATGGATAGATCAACTATTCAAAAAACCTATGCTAAACTTATTGTACAGAAAATGCATCTTGATAAATGGTTCTCTGATTTCTTAGCAGAAAAAACTCTTGATCATGATAATCCTGGTACTCCCGAATGGAAGACCTACAAGAAAAGTCTTGAAGAGTATCAAGAACTAAACAATCTAATTAAACATTGTGAATATCAATTGGGTAAAAAATAATGACTCAGCGTTTATTTAAATCAGCAAATGAATTTTCTTTATTCATAGAAGAACTAGTACAAGAACATCATATTTCTCATATGGATGCTGTATTAAAATACTGTGAAGATAATCTGTTAGAACCCGAAGAAATTTCTGCAAAGATTAATAAATCTTTAAAAGAAAAGATTGCTATTAATATGCGTGAACTTAATTACTTACCTAAACAAGCGAGTCTAGACCTATGAAAGTTTGGCACTTAGAAAGGCAAGAGTGGGTTATCTACCAAAAATGGATGCGTTGGTGTCCTGATATTGTAACTAGATATGTGAGAGATATTAATGCCAATTATTATTGAAAACATTACTGATGTACCTACAAGTAAAGGTTCAAATAAGTATAGAATTAGAGTTAATCAAAAGGTGATTGCTGAGTTCTATCATATGAGAGAAGAAGGTATTGCCGAATGTTTACGCCGTGCTTCTGAAGCATGTGAAGATCCAAAGCGTATTGAACGTATTGATGAAATGGAATTTCTTGATGTTTTACTTAATGATATTACGGAGTGGAAATGAGTTGTAATCAAAGATGTAACCAAGGTAGAACGTGTGATTGTAGCGCTGGGTCAGTTAAATCTATTAGTTTAGTGTATATGTTTATTGGTTGTATTGGACTATTATTCTTTGCTATCTATATTCAACCTAAACATGTAACTATGCAGTATGATTGCCGAATTGCAGAGATCTCACCTGATGTACCAATGGTAGTTAAAGAAAAATGTAGAAGGTTAATGGAGAAATAATGGATGGATATCGAGCTTATAAGTTCTACATGGCACTCAAATTACATTTTACAACAGTCAAATATAATGTATTTGAAACGCGCGGGGCTGTATCAATCTCCCGTGCCAAATTCGAAGAGCGTAACGATAAGTTTCTATTTGCTAAATTGGGTACCAGGTTTAAATCAGAACAAGAGTTTATTCAATTTGTCGCTTGTAACTTCTTATACGGAAACCCTAACGTAGTTTATTCGGGTTCTGAAGCAGATGATAACTTTACAGAATGGCAACGCCGTAGACAATCTGCTACAAAACTGTTCTCTGATGATTGTGATAAACTTATAGCATCTGGTAAATGTTATGATGACATCTTTTATTGTACAAAAAATACATTTCAGTATATAATGTCTTTATACGTTGGTAAAAAGATCAA